TTTGATGTCCGGACATCTTTTGCAGGCAGCCTGAACGGTCAGGCTCTGAAAATTCGCATGCCTCCCGGCAGATGGCGGCTCCTATTTTTCATTGTCAGTCATATCTGAAACAGGCACTCGCAGTATGTCCCTTCTGAATTCTCTTTCGCAGTTTGCGCCGGGCATTGATCCGACTGTGACCCGCCTGATGTTAGGCGACTTCGAATTCATGGAGTTTGAAGTCCCCGAACAGGTTGTCATTCACGGCAGGCAGAAAACCGTCCAGCATCAGCTGATTGGCGGCCACCGCATTATTGATGTGCTGGGCACGGAGTATGAGCCACTGACCTGGTCTGGCACCATCACGGGCTCGCAGGCGGGTGAGCGTGTCAGCGCGCTTGAGCGGATGCGGGATGCGGGACACCCGGTTCTGCTGACGCTCGATGACTATCGTTTCACGGTGGTCATCACCGCGTTTAGTCCGGTCTACGCGTTCGTCTGGCGTCGCCCTTACTCTATTGAAGTGGCCATTGTCTGCAATGAGGGCTCGCCAGCGAAAGTGGATGCCCTGACCGGGGCGCTGCGGGAGCTGATTGACAGCGACCTGGGCCGCGCGCTGGGTCTTGCCAGTATCATCAACGTTGATGCCGTTACGCAGGCTATCAGAAATCTGCATCAGGCGGTTAAGAAGGTAACGGACTTTGCGCATGCTACTGTTGCGCAGATTCAGTCCGTTGTCAGACCCCTGATTGCTGCCCGGAATATCATTCAGCATGAGCTGGCACTGCTTGAGGCTGCGACTCTGGAGATTACCTCACTGGGTGGACTGGTACCCGGCAATCCCATATCAAAAACCGTCAGTAATCTGCTTCTTCAGTCAGACCACGCGACCCGCATTCCGGCCCTGTATCATCTTCAGAATGTGCTGGGCAGGCTCAACAAAAATGTAAATTCAGGGCAGGCCGCCAATGGCGTCAGAGCGGTAACGTTGTCCGGTGGCAATCTGTATAAGGTGGCATCAGAGCAGTATGGGGACGCCTCTTTATGGACCAGTATTGCCGATGCCAATGACCTGGCCGATCCGCAACTGAGCGGCATTCACACGCTGAAAATACCCACCAGCCCGGCGAGTTAGCGATGAACGTCAGCAACCCCATTACCGAATCGGGCGCCCGCCAAGTCAGCGGGCGTTGTGTTTTAAATGACAAAGACGTGCCATTTGTATCATTCAGCGTTGAGAACAATGCCTTTCGTGGTGCAGGGACGTTTGAGCTAACGCTGGCAATTTCAGCGCTGCCGCCGGACATGCAGCTGCTTAACTGGTGGGCGGTGCAGACCACGATCAGGACCGAGCTGTTCATTTCGATAGTAACCCAGACCGGTGTTAACGAGAAAAGACACATCACAGGCAGCATTGATACCTGGCATTACGAACCGGCACGCTTTGAGATTTCAGCAGAAGGGCGCGATTTCACCGCAAAGCTGATTGATGCGAAGACACCGGGTGAAAGCTTTAAAAATCTCACCAGTTCACAGATAGTCACCACGCTGGCGCAGCGTCACGGCCTGACACCGGTTGTGACGGCGACGACACAGCGCGTCGGTGAATACTATCAGATCGATTCGACACACCTGACAGGCGAACAGACGGAATGGGACCTGATAACCAGCCTGGCGGGCATCGAAAACTTTTCGGTTTATGTGGAAGGTGACAGCCTGCATTTCCAACCCCGACGCGACCCTGCCGGTGATGACGATTATGTTATCCGCTGGCAGCCTCCCGGTAAGCAGGCGTATCCCCGCTGCCATGTCTCCGATGACCTGACATTTTCACGTGCGCTGACAATTGCCAGGGGAGTGTCGGTTGAGGTGCTCAGCTGGAATGCAAAGTGCAAGAATAAACAGTTCAGTGCCTCTTACCCAAACCCTGGTAAGCGAACAGTTCCCGGAAGCGCCTCATCTGACACGCAGATTTATCGTGTCATACGTAACGGATTAACGCCTGAAGCAGCCCATGCGCTGGCACAGTCCATCTACCGACAGGTGATACAGCACGAGATGAACGTCAGCGGATCAACGGCAGGTGACAACCTGCTCATGCCTTATATGCATGTACGTATTGAGGGTACACAAAGCCCGTTCGACCAGATTTACCATTGTGATCGGGTGCGACGTACGCTGAGCTGGGAAACAGGCTACACCATGCAGATGTCGGGTAAGAACCACAGCACGGCGCCGGGTGTTGAGCGGTGAGGGCGCTGCTGAATATCATGGCGGCGACATCGCGCCAGAGCAATGCGGGTAAGAGTGGCACACGTCAGGGCATTATCACGGCTTATGACCCGGATAACTACACAGTGAAGGTACTGCTGCAGCCGACGGGTGAGGAAACCGGCTGGATCCCCCTCAGCACGCCCTGGGCAGGAAACGGCTGGGGGCTTGCGGCAGGACCGATGATTGGTGCCGTAGCTGAGGTTGAGTTTGATTCCAGCCTGGCCGGGGTTGGCATGGCGGCAGGGCAGTTTTATAACGATGAAGACCGCTGCCCGGGCCCCCCTTCCGGTGAATTCTGGCTGGTGCATCAGGGCGGATCGCTTTTGAAGTTTCTCAACAGCGGGGAAGTCCTGCTGAGTGCGAAGGAAAAACTCATTTATGACGCACCAGCTCACTACTTCACTGGTGGCGACGTCCGGATAGATGAAAATCTGACGGTCGGTAAAGAGATCAGCGACAACAATGGTCGCTATGGCACGGTTCATCATATTCGTACCGTTTATAGCGGTCACACACATCTCGAGAAAGGTCAGGGCAACTTTACAGCCCCGCCAGAACAGCAAATCAAAGCCACTCTGCAACGGTAACCTATGCACGACCTTTATCATTTTACCGGAGGAGATCTTGAACCTTCCTCTACGGGCGATCTGCGCACGGCTCTGGGCAGCGTTCGCACGAAGCAACGTATTCTGCGACGACTGCTGACCAACCCCGGTGATTATCTGTTTCATCCTGAATACGGTGCCGGGCTGGGTAAAAAAGTCGGTGAAGCTGTACAGCCGGGCGAGTGGAAGTCGCTCATCAGCGGCCAGATGCTGCTTGAAGAGGCCGTCGCGCACTATCCACCGCCAGTTGTGAAACTGGTCCTGATTGAAGGGGGTGTCAGCGTATCCATTGTCTACACCGATGCCCTGACCGGCACGCCAGAAACTCTCCACTTCGATGTCGCGAGGTAAGCGGATGTCATCGCTCAACGTCAAATCCTTCACTGAACTCGTCGGCGAACAGGTCACAGCGATACAGGCTCGGGCAGCAAAGCTGGTGGATTTTTCCATCGGGAGCATTCTGCGTTCACTGGCTGAATCCAATGCCGGTGTGGTCATGTGGCTCCAGCAGCTGATTGTAAAGCTGCTGGTGACAACCCGCGCGGCGACATGCTCCGGCGAAGACCTGGACAGCTGGATGGCAGACTTTGGTTTTTTCCGTCGCTCTGCTGTACAGGCTGCCGGTAACGTGACGTTCTCCCGTCTTACCCCCGCGAGCCAGGCCCTTATCCCGGTCGGGACAAAGATAACCACCCTCGATGGCACACAGAGCTACACGGTTATTGCCGACCGGCCCGGACAGTCGGGCTATGTCATCGCAGCGGGTGTGATTTCCCTGGAGGTACCGGTGAGGGCAGATACCGCAGGCGCTGCAGGTAATGCGCAGCCGGGTACCGTCACCCTTATTACGGGTTCTGTGTTATATGTCGATCAGGTGACTAACCCAGCGGCGTTTGTGGGCGGTCAAGACGCTGAATCAGACGACGATTTCCGCGCGCGATTCAGAATGTGGATCGCTTCATTATCAAAAGCCACAAGAGCGGCGATTGCGTTTGCGCTCAGCAATGTTCAGCGCGGCGTCAGCTATACCCTGACCGAGAATGTCTCCTGGGACGGTAGACCACAGCCGGGCTATTTTTATGCCGTTATTGATGATGGCAGCGGTATGCCGCCACGCGAATTGCTTGATCGTGCATACAGGGCTATTGACGCTGTGCGCGGATTTACCATCACCTTTGGGGTTTTCAGACCGGTGGTCATCTATGCAAAGGTCATACTTTCATTTACGACAGATAATGAAGCAGATCACTCTAAGGTGGCCGGTCTGATTGAGGCGGCCGTATCGCAATACATTGCAGACCTTCATCCCGGACAGCTTCTGGCCTACACCCGGATCATCAGAGTGGCCTATGCGGCCAGTCCACTGGTCACGAACGTGACATACCTTACCCTCAATGACGGTAAAGCTGACCTTGCGGCCTCGTCAAAACAGGTTATTCGCAAAGGTCAGATTACGGTGAGCTGAATGGCTAAAGGTGACAGGAACGACTTTCTCAACCGGCTTCATGCGCTGCTGCCGCCAGGCTGGTTCAGTGATGACACACCGATTTTCGAAGGTGTGCTTTCAGCCTGTGCCACAGCGTTATCCTGGTGCGACACCCTGTATCGCTACGCACGTAAGCAGACTCGCATCTCCACGGCGAGCGATGGCTGGCTGGACGTTGCAGCCTATGACTTCTTTGGCACTAGCCTTACCAGACGTGCAGGTATGTCTGATGACCCCTTCCGGATCCAGATAAAAACGAATCTGCTTCGCGAGCGGGGTACGCGTCAGGCCGTTACCAGCATTATTGAGATGCTGACCGGGAACACACCAGTCGTGTTCGAGCCGTCACGCCCTGCAGATACAGGTGCGTATGGCGGACCTGCAATCGGTTATGGTGCTGCGGGTGGATATGGATCACATTGTCTGCCTTACCAGGCATTTGTGGTCGTCAGTCGTCCGCGCGGTCAGGGCATCCCCCAGGTGGCAGGCTACGGAATTTCAACAGCGGGCTATGGCAGTGCTTCGCGCGCCCAATATGTCTCCCGGGAAATGGTTACGGGCAGTGTTACGGATGCACAGATTTATGCTGCTATCGAAGCCGTCAAACCGGAAGGCACGCTGGTCTGGGTGAGAATTCATTAATCTCTTTTCCTGCGTTAACAATCACGCAATGGCCACCCTGAAGGTGGCCTTTTTTAATGGGTAACTTTATGGATCGTCAGATTGTTTATCCGGGCGCTATTCCGCTCGAAACCGACCTGCTTAATACCAATAAATTCGCCATGACAGGGCTGGCGAAACTGGCGTCAGCCTTTCTGGGTGAGAGTACCTGGCTATGTGGTCTGGTATGTAAGCCTTCCGCACCGGCTTCCATGACTGTTCAGGTCGGGGAGGGGCAGATTTATTCCCTGCAGCATATTGATGGCACGCCTTACTCGTCACTGGCTGCCGATAACATCAATACTATTCTGAAGCAGGGTCTGAGTCTGGCACCCTGCCTTTTCAGGCTTGATGCACCCGCCATGCAGGGTCACAGCATCAACTACCTCATCCAGGTGGCTTATGCCGACACCGACACGGGGCCCGCTGTGCTGCCATATTACAATGCTGCTGATCCGGCGATCGCTTTCAGCGGACCAGATAACAGCGGCGCACCACAAAACACGGTAAGATCCGGTGGCTGTCATGTCTCATTAAAAGCGGGTATGGCCGCCCGAAAAGGTGAACAGATATCCCCGACACCGGATCCCGGTTATACGGCAGCATGGGTAATTACCGTAGATAACGGCGCAATATCCATTGATGCTTCAGCGATACATATGGCTGAGCATGCGCCTTTTCTTCCTGAGGATGGCATCATTGCTGCTGTGCAGCAGGGACGTCTTAACAGTGGCAAAGTTAAAAGCGAGGGTGATAACTTTCATCTGATCTGCCAGCCACCCGTCACAAAGCTCACCGATGGCATGCGTCTGTTCTTTCGCACACAGGCGACTAATGCAGGGGCATGCAAACTCCGTGTCGGTGATTTCCCGGCCTGTCCAGTCTTAAACGATGACGCCAGAGAACTCAGGAAGGGTACTCTAAGCAGCTGCCAGCAAAATGAAGTTGAGTGGAATGCGACCCTGAATGCCTGGGTCCTGTGTAATAACCAGCAGCATATTGACTGGGGTGATCTTGATCGCCGCTATATTCCTGTAAGCGGCGGGGAAGTAAAAGGTCCGTTAAACGTTGAAGGCTCACTGAGCACCGACATGCCATTGAGGATTGGGAAAGCAGAAGTCACTACTAAAGGCGATATTGCTGGAGAAGCATGGAGCGGCGGAAGTCTGCATTCATGGCTGGCAGGCCGTTCAGCATCATTTGTTCATAAGACAAAAGGCTTCCCTTTCATCTGGAAAGATCCGGTCAGTAAGCTCGTTATTCAGGGAGGACTGCATGAAACAAGCAAAGGCGAAATTAATTACCCGGCAGCTTTTCCCAACTACTGTTCCCTCGTATTAATTACGCAATGTGGCAGACATAAAATGAGTAAAGACAATTCATTTATATCAGATGTTAATCAATTAAACTTTACCCTGCACGCCGGCAATGGTGAACCCGCATTCTACTGGCTGGCTATGGGGTATTGATTATGCAGATGGGTTTCAGTGCAAAAAGTAATGCCTTTTATTTTCTGGATGAGGAGGCCGCTTACAGAGGAAACGGTATCTGGCAGGAGGATATTATTCCTGTTTCTGATGAAGTCTGGCAACAGTTTACCGGTACCCCCCCAGAAGGGAAACAGCGTGGGTCTGGCAAGGAAGGAATGCCCGTCTGGACGGATATCCCTGAACAGGAATACAGCACCATTGAGGATAATCAGGCAATAAAGAATGCGTTGCTGGAAAAGGCCGATACCGAAATACGCATGCTGGCGGTAGTGCAGGATGTATACGGACTAAATGAAGAAGAGAAACAGAAACTCGACGCCTGGAAAAAACATTTAGCTGAAGTATACAGGCTGAATGCAAGTGTAATGAAAAAAATAGACTGGCCAGCAGTACCAGGCAAGAGTTGAAAGTGGCTCGTCCGGAACGAGCCACTGAATTAATACTTAAAAGCGATATCCCGCATTGACGAAGACACTGGTCATCTTATGTTTTTTTGATGCAAATGCGGCCTGAGATCCTTCAAAGCCCACAGTTAATGCCAGATTTTCGGTTGCATCAAATGTCAGCCCTGTGCTGTATGCAAACTGGTTGGATGAAGTGGAACCATTTTTCATCTGAGAGTTGTTGCGATCATCTAAGATTAATGGATTATCTACTTTCGTATGCGAAATCCCCCCTAAGGCAAAGACGCTGAGTTTCTCTGAGAAGCGATAGGTCGGGCCGATCAGAGCAGAGTAATATTCTGCCTGTCTGTCTAACCGATGTTTTGCATTATAATCCTCTTTGCATTGTGCATTACTCCTTCTGCACTCAGTATCAGCATCCTGCCAGTTCTTCTTCATCACCGATACAGATCCCATGAAACCCCACGGTGATGATGTCTCATACTGAAACCTGAAGTTTCCGCCCTGAATTTCACCAAAATCTTTAATATGGCCACGCTGGTAACCAAAAGACATGGTAGGCCTTACATCCGTATCCTCAGCCATCGCATTGGTACACAAAATTGTGGTGGCCAGCAAAGCCATGGACGCTTTTCTGAATAACATCTGAACTCCTGCTTAAAAGTGGGATGCATGATTCGGCATGCACAACCGTTTAGAGGAGGCCATTTTCAGTCAGGTACAATTCAGAAAAGTGAAAATTACCCATTATATTTCAATGCATTAAAATGAATATTGTGGTGGCAGTGCTGTTATTTTAATGTTTAGTTTAAAGATGCCGGACAATAGCAATCAATCATGAGTGATGAAGACAGCGTGTCAGCTTAACGTCGGTAATCCTGTTTAGGGGCATAACATCCTGACTCTTTATGGAGAAGCCGGGGCCATACAGCTCAGGGAGGTGTGCGCAATATCGTTGTAGTGCTGCATAATTGTTTTAAAGTCAGCTTTTTGAGTTCGATGCAGATAATTGGGTTTTAGGAACAGGCGTGTAAGGCAGCATGCACAATGATGGGTGAGGCTGTCTGGCAACTGGTTTTGGCAGATAAATCGGTAATGCTGAATACCATAACCGGCATGATCATTGAGCTTTCAGCGCGTTGTGATGAACTGGCGGCATGCATTGAACTAAAAATATTGCTGCAGGTTTAAAAATAGACACGACGGGCAGGCGGTGCAATCCTGAAGCTATCAACGTCAGCTTTGTGCCAGAAGCGGACGTTGCTTGCATCATGGTATGTTAGTTTACGGGGAGCAGGTCATAGGTTTGAGCCTCTGCCTGAAAGCTGCTCTCTTTGGCCCTCGGGGCTTATGAAGTTATCAACTCACCGATAAGGACACAATTACCTTCCCCTATCTGACATAATGCTATATTTACAGCGGTTCGTTTAACGGGGATATTCATGAATTCGGACGAGGATAACAATGAAAAAGCACTAGATCTCATTGGTAGTACTGCCCGCAGGCTGCTCAGTCAGAAAGCCACAGTAGATAAAGATGAACTGATAAATGCACTGGAACTGCTCAGCAAAAGCACCGCGGACCCGCGTGTGCGGGTAAACATCATAAAGGCGATTCAGATGCTGAGTCACCGGGTACACTGACCTGGTGAGGCAGAACGTAACAGGAGGAGTAAAATTCCGGATAAATACTAGTACCCAATATTTTGCTGGCAAGAAAATTCGCGCGATAATCGCTTTACTTCAGCACTGCTATTACCGGAATAGAGGGCTGTGGCGAGAAGTCTGCTGGTCTGCCTTATTGCCTCTTTAATGATTTCACGACGGGCAGCCTCTGTCTCCACCTCAAGCATCTGTTTCAACTGTCGGGAAAGGGTGTAAGCGCTGAAGACACCGTCGTCCTCAAGCAGCGCTAATATGGCTTCGCCAATAACGATATTGATCTTTTCTTCTTCACTTCTGAACATATCAAACTTCCTGCTGCCTGGCGATAAGAGTCCGTCGCAGCGGACAAGCAGTATTGCTTTTGAGTGGTTATAGTTTTTGCCTGATTTCAGTAGCAGCACTAACCTGGCTGAAACTATAAAATCATGCCTGCCCTGAGTGTAACAGAGTTGGACTAACCTGCCCGAAGTTTCACCAGCTCGGTCACACCTTTTATACCAGTCCCACCGGGGTGATGATGATTCTACGAGATCAAATAATGTGCGTTTAGGTCTCATTAAGGCTCTATTGTGCTAGAAGCAGACTGACCTGGTCCCTGTTGATTCACACAGACTGCTGTTAGCAATGTCCGCTCCTCGCTCTTAGCGGACCTTAGCTGCATTATAAAGCAGCCCCGGCCATCTCGAATGGCACGATGATGGCAAATCCGGTAAACATGATGCGCATTAATACGCTTTACGGATACATGTCAATTAACCGGACGTCCGAGGCTTAGCTTGGCATCTGATAGAGTTCAAGCTTGCCAGCTCGCGAAAAAAATAAATGGCAAGGTGGTTATTTCGGGGATACATCTCATGACGGAAGGACGATCGTAGGGGAAGGGCTAAGGGGAGAATACTGCTAGAGAAGTGATGGTGCTCGTCATGGATGTTTACGAACCGTCGTCACCTACAGTTTGGTTTTAATCAAAAGGCTATTGTGTTGTTTTGTGTACATAGCGGTGTACATACTTAAGCTCAGGCTTAACAATCACGATTCAAAACCCAGTCAAAGCAGGGTTCAACACGGCTTTACTGTCATATTCCTGAGTTATGAATTGGGAGGATGTTTGCCTCCGATGGGAATAATAGTAACTCAGGTTAT